CTTTTTTATTCTCATTCTCTACCCCTAGTAATATGATTGCATAATGCAGAATCTTTAATAAGTCCTGCTCGTTTCTTCCATCTTTCTTTCCATAGCGTTGGGCATACTTTATAATGTTGCCTAGGCAGAAGCCTTCGCCATGACCAGCATCGAAGATGAACTCGGTTGACTGGATTTTATTCATACTGTAGTGACTATCGTAAGTATTTAGTATGTGATTTTTTAGCATGTTCAATGCTACTCTTTCATTAAACTTGTCGTTATTATATTCTGTCATTTACTTCTCCGTTGTAAAAAATCCTACTTGTACTAATCTTCCTGTTTGTTTGTCTTTGCCAAAAGAAGCATTGAAAGGAGCATGCCAATACTTTGCAGGATAAATAACGCATCTGTTATATACATTCCCAACATAAGTATGCAACTCCCAGTCTTTACTGTTGCTTTTCCACTCACCTTTGAACCCAGCATTTCTGTCTATTTTTAAATCTTCTGACTTCTCTATTGAACCTGTTACCTTACTTCTAAAGAGTGCTGTGCCTGTGGTAATGTCGGCTGTCGGTTGTAAATAAATTACACACGCCCATGCCTGACCATCTACACTTTCTGTTGTTCTCTCTAAATATCCTGAACAGTCATGGTGAATCCAGTTAAGAAACTCGTTCTCTTTCTTTATCCCAAGAGTAAACGCTCCATTGGAGTTTTTGTGAGGAAAGTAAGTTATCTGCTTCCCTATAGTTTTCTCTAATCTGTTCTTTAAGAATAGTCGGTTCTCACTAGAGTAACTAGACAAAGTCCTATCTCCAGGAAATGCCATCTTCTTTCCTCGCCTTCCAGGATAGTAAAAAAGTTTTAGTGCTTTTTCTCTAACCTCGTCTGGGTTTGGATAGAAGTTATCAACTATGTGTACTGTCATGCTTTGTGAGTTCGTCTATTACTTCAAGTCCGCCCTCTAACTTAGCTAGATATTCTTTCTTCTTAGCAAGTTGAGCCTTTAGATTGACAATATCGTTCTCGACACCTGACATCTGTGCTTCTAAGTTTTGTTTTAGTACTTGACTATGTTCCATTGTTTCCACTGTTGGTTCTTTTACTCCTATTAGTTGGTCTAAAAAGTTTGTTTTAGTGCTTCTTGCCATTTAATCTTACTCCATTTAGCATCTGGTATTCATCCCCATTGCTCTTTCTGACCACTATTGGTCGTTTTAATACTTGAAACTGCGCGTACTCTAATAACTTCTTATTGATTTCTTCGTCTGATGTTCCTTCTTTAAACATTAAGGCACCTTTGCCCACTTTTACTTTTATCATCTTGTTATTCTCTTTTCATAGTCTGCGTAATCTTCATTCCACCAGACTGGCTTATCTCTGTACTTCCACTCGGCAAAGGTTGCTTTGTCTAGGTGGTAGTAATCTCGATACGATTGTATAACATCATCTTCGTTTTTTAACTCATCAGGCATAGCCATAAGGAAAGGAGTCTGTCCTAACCTAGGCATATTCTTTGGTTCAGGTAGTTTGTTTACTACTTCTACGATAGACTTATGCTGTTTTCCATAACGATAGTGGTACTCATCATTGAGCGCGTTAGCGTAACAATGAGCCCACTCAAAGTTATCCAAAGATGACCTAACCCAAATCGTGCATGGATGATTATACATCATCGGCAGATAAGGTGTAAGAGGTCGCTCTTCCATAGGAAGATGCTTTATCTTGGCTTTCTTACTGTTTAGTACTTCTCGTTCGTCCTTGTCAAGCGCACGAGGTACAAAGCCTAGTACTTCATCAACCCATATTGCTGTGCACAGTAACTGTGCTGCCTCGAGAGGCATTTTAACAATATGCTTGTCGACATGGTACTCGGCACATCTATCAAGGTCTTCATCTAAATAAAATAAATTCATCTATTTCCAACACTTGTAGACACCACATAATCCATCTGCATTTTCTGTAGTTCCACAGTAAGTGCATGGTTTATCTGATTTGGTTGGTTTATGTTTGGTTTCTGTAATTTTCATATGAGTATATTATACTAAAATTATCAGTAGATGTCAAGAACTATTTTGAGTTTATCTTATCTTTAGCTGTTCCAGCGTAAAGACCAAACCATGCAGCTCCTGCCCCTACTACAATCGAAATTAATCCCGACTGCTCTAATGTAGGTACATCTAATTCCATGAACCAAAAAGTACAATAGTATAATAAATACATATAAATACTTAAAAATGCTCTAGGGAATATTCTCCATGCGTCTACCATGTTTGATAACCATATCCATTTCTGCCATGGATTATCAGGCTCTTTTTCGTTCTCCATCTCCATAATCTTGGCTTTTAATTCACCAATTTCTGAAACCATTGCCATAAACTTATTAAGGTCTATTTCTACCTCATTCCTCGACATATCGCCTTGGAACTGTTCACTTGGTTGTGCCATATATTTCTCCTGGCTCCCAATCTAACCACTTACGCCTTCTATCCCCATGAGGTCCGCTGCTGTGCGGTTCACGGAAATGAAAGGATATTGATATTCGTGGGCTTAGAGTATCTACTTTATGATACTGCCTAGTAGGTATATACAAGAGGTCTCCATCGTCAAGCTCTATAGTCTCCAGTAATTTAGGAGTATAGGACTTGGGACGCATCTGCTTGTCCTCTAAGGCAAAGTCCTCGTACATATACCATCTTATCTTTCCACTTACATGGAAAAGAAAATTGTCTGTGGAGTCGGCATGAATAGGAAAACACTTGGCATCTTTCTGATTGGAACAGTATATATTAGCCTGTCCAATGCCATAGTGTTTTTCAAACTCTCTAGTCTGATTCCACATTGTTTTGTTTAAAAACTCGGAGATAGTAATAATGAAACTACTTCCATCTCTCCACAGTTTTAATAATTCGTCTCTTGTTCTTTTGTGTGGTGACTTCTTTTTACACCACTTAGTGCCGTCTGGCATTACTACTTGTAGCTGAGGCATCCTATCCCATGCCCCTATTTCGTACTGATTCAAGTAGTTATCGAACTCCTTCCAGCTGTAATGCTCACTAAATATATTATCTTTAGACTTGATTACAAAATGTTTCTTACCTTTGTATTCTTTCAAGAAGCGTTCAAGTCCTATCGGCTGCAGTAATGTGTCTAAATCAAGACTTCCCATTGTTCTCCAGCTCTCTAATTATTTCGGCATAGTGCCACCATATCTCCATTAAGTCTTGTCTCCAGTGAGTAGCCTTAGCAAAACAATTATACCTTGGATGCCACGGCTGGTAACTAAGACCTGTTAAATGTAGCTGCCACATATAATCTGCACTCATCTGTGGTTTCTTCCAGAAGTCGTGTCTGTCCTCTGGGGCAACATCTTCTGAGGGGTTGACTCCATCAAAACAATTCCATCGTGAGTCTAACCATTCTATATACTCTAGTGATTTGGATTGGTATGGCATACCTAGTTTCTCTCCGAACTCCCACTTATAACTTTTGCTAGTTTTTGCACTCCATTCTTCCATATCCTTTATGCTGTCCATGTATGGCTTTGCTTTCTCGCAATCAAATAACATCAGACTATCACACCACCAACCTCTAGGTTTTCCTTTCTCTGCACCTTTCTTGCCGTTGTCTTGTAGAGCATCCCATATAAATCCAAAAGGCTTGCCGTGCATTGGATACTCCCATAGATGTGCTATGTCTCTAAAGTTAATCATATCTACATCTGTGTATATAGCTTTCCCCTCAAAGTTGCATAGTTCTGGAACTGCATATCTAAAACAAGTAAAAGGTGTACCCCAGTATCTTCTATCCCATTTTGGAAACATTGATGGTCTCAAAAATGTTATCTCTAATTCGTATGCCGAACCGAGGTTTTTGCGTAGTGAGTAGAGATATATCTGTTCCATTAGATAATCTTCTTTTTCACTCGTACCTATAAATAATCTAATTGTATTTGACATATAATAACTTTGCTCCCGCTGACGCATGAATTGAGTGAAAAAATTTATTACCCACATATAGTCCATTGTCGGAATGTAAGGCATTATTACTGATATAATGTTTCGCCCAGTCAAACTGCTCATAGCTAGGAATATCCAAGCAATGCATGAGGTTGTTAAGGTCTTTTCCAATAACTATCGAAGTATGCTTTTTGTTTAATGAGAATATCTGCACTATTCCTTTGTTCGGTATCTGTACTGGAAACTTATCTTTTACTTCTAATGCAATTACTGCACTTGGTAATGTATTGTCTATTTTGTGTCGTAGTATCTCTAAGAACTCATTTTCATGGTTATACCACTTAGGATAAGTACATTTGTAATCGTCTAACTTGGGGTGTTTTTTATGCAGAGGAACTGCGTGCCAAAAGGGAAAGGTTGTGTCCCTCATATCAAGAGGAAAATCTAGAATATCTAGTGCTATCTTCTTAAGTTCACTATTTAATTGTGTAATCATTTAATATGGTGCTCCCGCACCTCTAAAGAATCCTACTATTATATCTCGTTTCCCAGATAGTAATGGTTTAGACTCATGTTCATGTATTGATGTAAATATTGTAAGAGAACCTTTCTTCCTAATCGTAGGGAAAGTGTGTCTAAAGGTTTCTCTTTGTTTTAAGAAGTCAGGAGGATAGTTACTATCTATGAAGACATCAGGAGTAGTATAACTTTCAACTATCTCCAAGTCTCCCCCTTCGTATTCTTTACTGTTGCTAAGTTGTATACTTAGGCTAATTTTTCTAGTAGTCATTCCTGTATGTATTTCTTTCAATCCAGGACGATAATCTCTGTGAGCCCTAAAGTGCATGCCTGGTTCATCATATCTAACCATGTTTATTTCATGCATCTTTCTTTCATCATAGAGATGAAACTTATATGTATTGTCGTTATATAAGTCTACTGCTTTCTTTAATCTGTCATAGAATGGGAACTCTATACGACTTCGCTTTTTACATTTGCGTATCTTTGAGTTGTAACCACTCCATCTTGTTGCTGCGTACGGCCACTTCCTATCTTTGTTTATCTCATACAGCTGTTCTATTTCTGCATCAGATAAAAAAGTAGGTATATGCCCTACTATATCGTGTTTTTTATGTACGCTTACTTCTAACTTCACTTACTTTCTAAGCGTTTAATTCTTTCTACTAATTCATGGTATCCATCAAAGCCTTCGATTCCGCACTTTGGATGAGCCCACGCCTCTAATTCTTCCACTCTAGTTTCTAGGTGTTGTACAATTAGTCTATCGACTTTTCTTTTTTGTCTAAACTTAGCCCACGCAGTTAATATATTCACAAGCTTCTTCCCATGCTTTCTTATTGGTACTTTTAATTGCTAACTCTAAGACGCATCTTGGCTTTTTGTTGTAGTTTCTATCTGCCATCCAGTCATCAATTCCGTCTTGTTCTCCTACTAATAATGTCCAGTCAGCGTTGTAGTTTGAATGTTGGTCAGGTATCTTCTTGTATCTACCTTTTGACACCATTCTAGTTTCTCCACGACCTGAGTTATGAATAAATCTAAGGAATAGTTTACCTTTCCCTTTGTTGTTATTCCAACCAGTCCAGCCCCAGTAAGGAGTTTGAGCCATATAAGTGTCCCAATACCAGTTCTCGGTGTTAGTTTTGGTACAAATAATATTTCTAAAGATATTTCTAAGTCTTACCATATCAGTACCAATAGGAGCAGCTCTGCCTGCATAGTCAACATTGTTTGTCAACTCATGCTTACCATCATTGGCTGTCATAGACGAGCGTAGCTTTGCTAGAGTTATGTTAGGTTTTGGACTTTGATTGTAACTTGCTGGTTGTTTGTAAACTGTTCTTGCCATTAAGTCTAATCGTGTGATTGTTTCCCTGTTCTTAATTTTTAGTGCTTGTATCATTATTTAATGCTTTTGGGTCTGTTACTTTTTCATAGTAAACTACGACCTCTTTGAGTTCTGTTATATAACGCTTTAATTCTTGCATATTATATGACATCAACTCATAATCTGGTATGGACATAGCAACAAATACTACTTGTCCATGCTCTTTTGTAAGTCTTTCGTGAAACTCTTCAATGTTTTTATCACTAACTACATACCACATAGGCTCTTTTAAGTCTATCTCACGAGGCATCACTGGTTGAGTGATTACTCTATCCATTGGTTTAGCTGTTATTTCTATCTGTTTAGTTGGGATTAGACTGCAACTCGACGCCATCATCAAGGCTATCAATGGTGCGACTAATTTCTTCGATTGAATCAAATACATTTTTTGTTCCTTTGTTTATTCTTGGTTCTAGCAAACCAGGTTTTGCTGCTGCTAGTTTTGTTAAATTGTGTCGTTTAAAGATGTCTAAGTATCTATTCATCTCTAACTGTGCAGCTTGTGACTTCTTCTGCAAGTCCCCTAACTGCTGGGTTTGTAATGCAAAATCATTCTGCATCGTTGAGATAGCTTCCTCTTGGGTCGCTACTGCTCCTTCAAGTGCTGCGTTGTTTGCTGTTAGCACTTGGTTTTGTTGGTACAGGTAGTAACTACCTAGACCCAACACTAATATAATTCCTATATAAAGTTGGTTCATTATAACTCCTTAATTTTATAATTGAGCCCTTCAGCTCCTCGTATTTCTACTATATCGCCATCTTCGGTTTTGAACTGAAGATATTTGTCTTGCTTCTTATAAAACTTTGCGACTACGAATGTTTCATCATCTGCATCGCCGTATATTGAATTATAACTCACTGTGAGTTCGTAATAAGATAGAAATAGGTTCTTAAACCAGAACCACCAATCATTTAACTTCTCTAAAAACTCTTGCTTAGACATGTTCCCA